GAAAAGGCCATAGTCGTATTTTTCGGTCCGGCCTTCGTTCTTCCGGATTTTGCCGGCCGGCATCTTGGCCTGTCCCAGGAGCTCCGGAGAGACGACCTGTTCGTGCTTGGCCCCGGGAACCTTGACGGTCTCGATCTTCGGCTTTTCCCCGGGCTTGACCTTCCCGTGATCCACGGGAATCTTGTCGAACTCGTCGACCTCGTACCGTTCCCCGTCCTCGATGACGATGTCCCCTGGCTCGACTCGTACTCCTCCCCCTCGATGTTGAACCTGGCCCCTTTGCCCGCTTCGGCCAGCTCACCGCCGGTCATCTCCACGGGCTCGTATTCCTCGTACCTGTCGGCCTCGTCCCGACGGTCCCGCTGCTCTTTCGTGCGTTTGAGCCTTTGGCCTAATCGTTTCAGATATTCTTCTTCGGTCAACTCCCCCCTGTATTTCCTGCTGCGCTTCTTGTACAGCGCTCTTTCTTCTTTGGTCAGACCCTCGTCCCTGTAATGCCTCATCAGGGCCACCCTGAGCCCCTCCGCGTTCAGTTGATCCTCGGGAACGGTCAGGGGAGAGCCGGCTGTTTTCGTGGGCTCGAAAACATGGCCATCTTCCGCAGTGCCTTTGTAGGCGAGCCGGTGTTCTATCATGAAATCCTTTACCTCATCAGAAAGGTTGCTGTCGTCCGGCCCCTTCTTGCTCTCTTCACTCTCCTGTCTTTCCTTTTCGGCTGCTTCACGCCTGGCCCGCCCGCGCTCGAACTCGTCGATCTTCCCCTTGACGCGCTCTTCCATTTGCTCGCGGCTGGAGCCCTCGGGTATGTTGAAAGAAGCCCCGCCGGTCTTTTCAAACTCTGTAAACTGGTAGTAGAATTCGCCTTGAATGGGGTCTTCCTGAATACCGTCGTATCGAAGCTTGTGCCGATCGACAATGTCCTGCCAGTCATCGGGATATTTCTCTTTACCCTGTCCTTTGTCCAGGCGAGCCAGCGCTCCCTTTCGTTCTGCCGCCGACTTTTCGACAAGACGACTCAGGAGTCCGGCCTTTTCAAGCTCTTCCTGCCCTTTGCGTTTCTGTGTTTGTTGGGAGATATCCCCGATCGATCGGAGCACGCCTTTGGCCTTTGCCAGTTCCTTGCGACCAAATTCAGGCGTAGATTTTTTGAGCCCTTCCTCTTCCATCTCCTGGAGCGACCGAAGGACCTCTGATCGGCCTTGTGGTCCCGATCGCATGGCGTGAACACCCTCGATCGATGGCTTCCCAGTCCGTTCTCCTTCCATCTCATAGCTGGTTTTCTGGGGTATTGCATCCATCCACCACTTGACATACTCCTCGCGGCTGCTCTCAGCGATCTTGTCCTTCATCCAGTCGCCAATCTCCTCCGGATCGATGTCGCCCTGGATGTCGGTCACCAGCTCCTCGGCCCGCTTCTGGAAATGCCGGAGCACTTTATCGGCTTCCTCTTCGGAAAGTCCGCGCTCCACCAGCTCGGCTTTCCGGTGCATGACCAGGGACGCGCCCCCGCCGAGCAGACCGCCGATCACGCCCTCGTAGATGGCGTCCTTGGCAATGGTCTCCCATTCGTCGTTCCGGATGCCCCCGATCCGCGCGATCGTGGCCTCGGAAAGGGACTGCGAAATCTCCTGGATACTCTCTGAACCCATGTGGATGAGATGTGTGGCGATCTTTGATCCGAATTTCTTCAGCATGAAGTCCAGACCGACCTTCTCCAGCACGGCCTCGGCCACGCCGGCAGCCGTGGAAATTACGGATGCCTCGCCTGGCGTCCTGCCGGCTTCCCTGGCTTCGGTGTACATCTGGCCTTTCTGGATGGTACCGAACACGACGGCTGCAGCTGACGGACTCTTGGTCAGAACGGCGGTTCCAACCGCCGCGGCCAGGGATCCGGCACCGGACCCGAGATCTTCGAAGAACCGCTCCACTTTCGTGTCTCCCCTGGGCAGCACGCTGTTCACCCACTGGCGGTTCTTGTCGACGATCTCCTTCCCCTTCTTTGCCAGCTTCTCGTCCAAATCCGTTTTTTTGGCCGCGGCAGAACGAAGCCTTTTCCCCCAGTATAGCGCATCACCCATGGGCACCACGGAAAGGAGTATCTTGTCGACAAGGTTGGGCTCGTCTTCCGCCGTCTCTCCGAGCTCGCGCACCAGACCTCCGGCAGCCGCAGGTAGGGATAGTGCGAATCGGGCAATTCCTTTCCCCAGGCCCACGGGAACGTCGGCCACGGCTCTACCTATGTCTGAAAGTGTGGTCGGTGCAGAGGGCTGTCCAGCCGGCGCGAAGTCTTCCGGAATACCGCCGCTGAACTTGGCTTCCAGGGCACTGGCAAGATCGAGGTCGTCATAATTCCCGTACTCCGGATACCGCTCCTTGATGGCTGCCAGGATTTTCACGGACGGGTAGGGCGCGTACTCGGGGAACGCGCTCTTGAAATTCGTGAGCTCTGTGGCTTTGTTTTCGATCATCGGCTTTCGAGAAGTTCAAGGATTCCAAAACGATCCTGGGGTTGCTTTTTGTTTGCTCCAGGTGACGGCTCTCCTGTAAATGTCCGCCTTTTAAGCGTTCGGGCAACCTCTTTCTTTGTCGGGTAGTAGTTATAGAGTTTCGACAGCATACCCTCGTCAGGTGATTGTTCGGTACTATTTAGCTGTCCAGCATTCTCCTGGTACCAGGTGAAGAAGTCCTCCAAATCCATGAAAGCGAGCTCGTCGTTCTCGTCCCACTTTTCACTGATGAGCCGCTTGTCCAGGTATTCGATCTGTTTCAGGTATTTGGAAATAAGGTCGGGTGGTATTGGATCATAACCCACTATCTGGCCTTTTTCAAACTTCGGAAGCCCTCCCTGTGACAGGACCGACCGGAGCCCCTCTTTGTACTCGGCCAGCTTTCCCCGATAGCCTTTCAGGACCGCCTTTTTCTCTTCCGTATCCCTCACCCTGTTCAAGGCGTTCACGCGAATCTGCGCGACCTCAATGCGATTCCTACGTTCCAGCTCTGATTCGTTACGGCGGCTCTTCCGTTCCAGCTCTGCTTCGACGCGGCGACTCTTCCGTTCCAATTCTGCTTCATTATGACGGTACTTCCATTCCAACTCTTTTTCGTTAGCCTCTCGCCAGGCTTCGATCTCCGGCTTCATGACCTCGTACTGTTGAGGCGTGAGGGACGTGATGCCATGCTGCGAGAAGTACCTACCCATGGCCTCGTCCCACCCGGGTGGAATGTCGACCATGCGGGACTTATATTCCCCGATCCCTTTTAGCGGGCCTTGAGGGTTCTGGATAAACCGTTGCTGTTCTTGCTGGATTCTCTGGAGTGTTTCCGGACTCGCGCCTTTTTTCAGCTTTTCGAGAGATATCAGGTAGCGTTGCTGTTGGGTTAGCTCGTCTTCTCGTGCTTGCCGTTCTTCTCTAAGCTGATCTTCCCGCTGCTGCTTCTCCTGCAGAAGCCTGTCTTCCCTGGCCCATTCCCGACGAACGCCCGCATGTGCAGCTAGGTCATCTATCGTCTGCGCCAGCACGGGAAGGGCGCGGTTTTGGATAAGGTCCGGTACTCTATAGCTCATGGACTTATTCCTCCTGTGCCGTTTGCGCCGTGCCTTCACCGCCCAGAAAGCCCATCTTGTAGAGCACGATCGCCCTGGTGAGCAGTCCCATCTCCGGGGTGAAGTTGAATCCCGCGGCTGTGCGCTCGGCCATGCGGTTCTCAAAATCCTCAAGCGTCCTGAGATAATTCAGTCGTCTGTTGTGCCGTTCCCTTTCGACGCCCATATCCCAGGACGAGACGGCCTTATTGCCCTCGCCTGTGATTCGGCTTATTCCGGACGCTACGGCTGCAGACGGTAGGTTCTCCGCAGCTGCCGAGGACTTGAAAGCTCCGAGCCCCGCGGTTGTCTGTTCCCCGATGGAACGACGCCCGATATTCCGCAGCATACCGGCCTCGCCGGGCGACATCAAGAACTGGTCAGCGTGTTTCCGGGGATCAAATCCCTTTGTCCCGCCAATCCGCGACAGGACAAGCTTGTTCAGGGCTGATGCGCCAAGAGAGGCTCCGATCATTGCAAGAGGGTGCATAGAAAACTCCTTGGATTTAATAAAGGTGACCGGCAGCCACGTTGCCGGCCACCCCTGGTGAAGGAGGCAAGATGGGCCTCTATACCTGTTATTCGACCATGGCGAGTACGAGCAGAGGGAAGTCGCCTTCCTTTGCCGTGTCTTCGCACAACGCCTTGAATGCTTCCAAACCCTGGTTGTCCAGGTCGGTTTCGGTGTTGTTTACGGCATCCTCTCCCCAGATGAGCGCGGCAGAGTAGATCTGCTGAACCATCTTCTGTTGCGTGGAATTCAGCCGTTCGCCCTTGATCACACCGTCGAGAATGGGCGAAATCCCGGTGATAAGTATCGGTAACATGATTTTCCAATCCATGCTTAGCCTCCCTTCTTCTTGCGAAGCTTGTTCAGCGCTTCCCGCTCGTGCTCGGTGATGGCCACCCACTTCTTGCCCTTCTCCGCTGTCACGAGGCGTCGCGCTTTTCCGACAAGACCGGCCACCACGACAGTGCCGCCGGCCCACATGACCTTTCCGCCTATCGCCTGTACTCCTGGCACCGGAATGGCGGAGATTCCGATACCCAGCCCGATGCCGGCCAGACCAGTGACCAGCTTCGGAACCTTGATCTTCTTCACAAAACTTAGCAGTCCCATCTTGCGCCTCCTTCATTTATCCGTGTGGTTTTCATGAAACCTCTTTTTTCGAGTATCCCCGAACGGGGATTGGACGATCTCGAAATCAGCCGACAGGGGGAGGCCTTTTTCGAGATCGTCCGTCAAATCGCTTTATTTTGCGTTTACACAATTTCGTTGTCTTGGCCTTCATTGAACGGGTCCGCATACGCCACGATGTCGGGCCGGTAATCGTCCGGCCGCTCCATGACAAAGGCATTCCGCCTGGCTGCCTCGTCGCTGTCTTTCGTCGTCCTCGCGCCTCCGCCGGCCATGATGACATGACTCCCCTCCACCATCATGGCGATGTGCGTGATCTTGTCCCTGGATTTGCCGTAAAAAACCAGGACGCCGGGCCTCCGGTAGGTACATTCTCTTCCCAATCCGCGGATAAAGTAATCGTAAAAACCCTGGGCGCTGAAACGGGCGCGGGACGGGATTGTACCCTGCCGTCTCAGTACCTCGGAAATCAGTCCGGAGCAGTCGAACCCGTATATCGGATCATCTCCGTGAAATTCATCATCCCCGAACCGGTATTGGATTCCGATAAAACGTTTTGCGTATGCCACGGCTGAATTTGCGTTGTATTCATTTCTTGCGCCGTAATCATCTCTTTCCAAGTCGCTCATCCTTCACCTACCTTTCAAAAAAGTCCTCGGGCTCCAGGAGAATCTGAACACCCTGGGCCTCGCACAGCAGCTTGATCTGTCTGTACATGGCGACCATGAACCGCCGGTTCTCGATGTCGCGGTTGCTGGCCTCTTCCATGGATACCCTGAACTCATCCAGGGACTCCTTCACGGCCTGGATTGTCCCGCTGTTTTCCGACACCCGCCGTTCAACTGAGGAGCTGGTTCCCAGGGAGGCGGGCAGCCTGCCTTTGGAAAATCCGAAAACCCATCCGCTCAGGATGCTGGCCACGGCCAGGAATGTGCCGATGCCCATGGTGATCTTCACGCCCGACGGCTTCATGGGTATTTCGATGGTTGAGCTCCTGTCGTCTCCGTTCTCTTTGATCCTGAATGCTGCCATGTCCCTTACTCGCTTTCTTCCAGTGCCTTTACTCTGCTGGTGAGGGTCTGGATCGTGTCGTGAAGCTCTCTGAACTGCCCCTCGATCCACTGCATCATGTGCTCGATGTTCTCGGGTGTCATGTCTTCGGGAGTCCGGATTTTCCGCGAACGTTCTCTCAACGCTTTCCTCCTGCGTGCACGTTCAGCTCTGCCAGGCGCAGGGTCATGTTGATGTCCTTGGCTTTCTCGGTCTTGATCTCAACCTCGATGCTGTTGAACAGGTACATCAGCCTGGCCGTCACGTAGTCCACGACATTGATGTTGACAGGAACCTTGACCGGGGGAAGTTGTCCTTCCGCATCCACCAGGGCTGGGTCTCTGACCGTGATGGTCAGGTCGTCGTTTCCCTGGACGAACAGATCGATGGATTTCGCCTTTTTCCAGGTTTTCATGCGTCCGGCCGGTTCGAGCCTGGACGTAATGCTGGCCTGGATGGATTCGTCGAACGGCGTCGAATTATGGTTGTAGTAGACCAGCTTGGAGGCTGCCGCTGCGTACAGCGTGCCATCGAACGTGTTAAACCCGCAGACCGGATCGATGTCCGTGTCTCGCACGTACCAGCTGTTCTTGTCCACCTGGTAGACCATGATCACCGTGTCCAGGACCAGCCAGAGCTCGCGATCCTTCTTGTTCCAGAGGAAAAAGGAGCTCTCGTCCACGTGCTCGGTATAGTATTTCCGCATCTTCTGGCTCTGCAGGAGAGGCTGAGGCTTCATGCCCACGAACGCAAACACCTCCTCCTCGTCCATGTAGTAGAGGATATGATCGACGACGATCCAGCCGTTGATGGGATACAGGCCCGAGTTGGCGATGCCGATGTCCGAGTAGAACCGCGATCCCGACCACTGCATCTGGCTGAGGGAGTTTTTCTTCAGAGCGACGATCCGGTTGTCCCGATTCAGCAGGACCTTGATCTTGTCGGCGTCCCCGATTTCCGTGCGCATCAGATGGCCGTCCGGAAACACGTCGAACTGAAAAGGCGGACTGTACCTGCCCCGATCCTCTTCCTCGTCCTCCTCACTGTTCGCATAAGCCACACCGTCGACGACCGAGTGGTGCGAGTAGTCAGGGTTCGTGTTCTTCGTGCCCAGGGGTATACCTGTAAACCCGTCGAACGTGATGGACGGCAGGTTCAGCAGGTCGACCGTCAGGGGAAAGTGGATTTCCCGGGCCGATCCGTTGGCCACCAGGCACGGCTCCTTGTAGATGTCGATGCTCAGATCGTACTTACCGCCCGCGTAAAAAGCCGGCGTCACGTCGTCGGCAAAGTACATCTCCAGGCAAAGCGTCCCGCCTGTCACGCCCAGCCAGGAGCCGTCCTCAACGTAGCTGAAATATGTCTCGATGGAATCCTTGGTGCCATAGAGCCTGCACCGTCTCCCCTTGTAGGCATTAAGAATGGCCTCGTAATGGGCCGCGGCTTCCTGCTCGTCATCAGCATCCGCTGGCGTGTAATCGCCCTGGATCACGCGGTAGTGTTTTTTCAGCCCGATGTCGCTGGCATGGCTGGGCGTTATCGTTTCTTTTGCGGCGAAGAACGAGTCCAAGAAGAACGACTTTTTCTCAGGTTCCTGGTCTTTGTAGGTATCGATCACGTCTGCCACGTACCAGGTTGTGGAAGGATCGTGCTTGTCCAGAAACGGCGTACCCTCTGCCACCAGCAGGCCCACGCCCGTGAGTCTGGGGCTCAAGGCCTGGTACGTATCGTGATCGAACGTTACGACGAACCGGCGGGCAAAGCCGTGCATATGGTTGATCTCCTGGTACAGGTCTTCAGTATTCAGGATGTGAGGAAGGGTGTACTGGCCGTTGTCGAAGATGAAGAACAGGGCGTAGTACCACGACCGGTAGACCAGGGGCTCGGAATATCCTTTTGTCCGCACGTAGTTCTCGTTGACATGATTAAACGAGAAATAGGTGTCGACCTCGGATTTCATCAGAAACCAGTTGTCGATGGACACGGGTTGTTTTTCCTCGATGATGATGAAATCGAACCAGGCCGTGAGCGACGAAAAATATGCAGCCGGCAGCAGCTCGAAGTACGTCGTGGTCGTCGTGGCCGTGAACTCCACTTCCAGAGGCCCGTACCAGTCGTCCCGATCGTTCTGTGTGACTGTGCCCAGGTCGTCCGAACCTGGCGATGTTCCGACCCGAAGGCGCACGTGACCTACCTGCCCGTCCGAATTCCGGCGGTAAAACGCCCGTATCCGGTATGTGCGCCCGACGGTCGTGTAATATGTCTTTCTGGCCGATCCAGACTCGCCGGTCTGTACGACCTTCATCGAGTAATCGCCGTAGTACTGGTATCCTACCGTGTTGTCCCGCGAAAGGGTGGCGTTGTAACCGTACCAGCCATCCATGCCTGTCGCGAAATTGTCCCCGTCCAGGACGCGGTACAGGTCTGTAAAAAGCGTCTTGCTCCTGTAGGCGTACCACAGGGGCTTGGACCCGCCCGTGATCCGCACGACGCCGCGGAAAACGTGGAACCGGAGCGTGACGTTTCCTATGGTGACGCCGTCAGGGAGCGTGAGCGGGGTGTATGGCTCGTTCTTGTACCCGTCGGCATCTCCGGCATCATAATCGATCCGCTTCAGACAGGTCGGTCCATACCCGTTCTGCAGGAGAACGCACCGATCGCCGGATGTGTCGTCCGTGATCTCGATGGCTGCGCGGATGTCCGTGAAGCCGGTCCTGGAGTTCAGGTAACCCCTGACGGTTCGACACTGGCCGTCCTTATCCAGTCTCCAGTTGACGACCTCCTGGTGCTGGTTTGGGCCCAGGTCTGTCTCCACGATGTCGGAGTACATGCCCCCGGGTTTGATGGGAATTGTGAGCTCAGGACTCATTAGGTTGCGAGTCTGGCCAGAATGTCCTTGACAATCCCGATGATCTTAGGCACGAACACGTAAAGCGCCGTGCCCAGGGCGATCACGATCGCGATTCTGATTTTGGTCTTGTTGTCCATCAGTACTCTCCGTATCCATCGTCTCGATCTGATTTTCGTCCCCATCCGCCCATGATGTTGGGCGTGACGGACTGCTTGTGATACCCGAGTTTCTGGAGCTCGCTCCGGAGCTCCTCGTACGTTCTCAAATCCTGCTTGTACATCGGATAGTCGTTGCTGACCTCGATGCACGTGGCGTAGAACAGAAGGTCGTGAATGCCTTCCCACGGCCACTCGGGCTTGTTGATCTCTCCTGTTCCCAGGTCGCCGTCTGCCTTGTCCACCAGGGTCAGGCCCGACGACCAGTACCAGACCTTGTAGAAGTCCGTATCCGCGATGTTCGAGAAATAGAACTTTCCTCCGTCGATGGTGAACGTGCCGGTCTGCTCGGCATAGGACTCGCCGGCGAACACGAAGTTTTGTGGATCCATGAATGTCCTGAACGGTTCGATGCGGTAAGGCTCGATCAGGTCTGCCGGCTGGCTCATGTACTGTACCAGCGGGTCCAGTGTGGAGAAATCCAGCTCCCAGCACTTCTCCAGGCACCGCAGGCGGGTGTTGAGCCTGTGGTACACGCGGTTCATCATCCGCAGGATGTAGGGCGCGTAATGGCGCCGCAGGAGTTTGGGATCGTTGATGCGGAATGCGACCTGTTCTATCTGTTCCATCCGTCTATCCTCCCGTCCAGGTGCGGATCGTTGATGCGGAATGCGATGTCATCCACGATCTTGCCGACGTCCGTATCCTGGAATGCTTCGGATTCCGAGACGTCAATAACCGTGATGTAATCGGTCTTCACTTCCGCGTCCTGCTGATCGTAGGCGTCCGTGACCGTCAGCATGACGGTGTACGTGCCTGCCAGCTGGTACGCATGGTGCGGATTCTGTTCGGTCGACGTGTGGCCATCCCCGAAATTCCAGGAATAGCTCAAGCCCTGACCGATGGACTGATCCGTGAACCGGACGATCTGCCGTGTCACGGGCGTCGTGTTGTCTGCCGTGAATCCGGCCAGCACGGCATACTGGGGCTCTCCCACGGACGGCTCTGTCTGGTTGGTGGGAAGATTGAGCACGCCGAACCAGTCGTACCGTACCTCTCCCCCGGGGCTGGCCGCGTTTCGGTACAGAAAAGGTCTGTAATCGCTGGTTTCGGCCTCCTGGGTTCTGGTGTCGTCCAGAACGTCCTCGATGTATCCCTTCAAGTCTGTGCTGTTGATCCGCTTGAGCATGATCACCTTCCAGACCTGGTGGCCGACCTCTTCATCGGCATCCTCGAAATTGTCGTTTCCCGCTCCAACGAGCCACTCCGTATGAACCGGCGGCAGCCGGTATATCTTCAGGCGGTGCACATAGTAGTTGTTCTCAAAGGACCAGCCGGTATTCTGAATATCGAGGCCGAGCTCCTCGTTCCACATCCTGCAGCGGAAGGCCTTGCCCATGCCGAACAGCGCCTTCGTCCTGGCCCAACACACCAGGTGGCCCCAGTCCATCCAGATGCGCAGATAGTTGTTGACGATCTCCACCTGGTCGTAGGTGTCCCACTTGGACAGATCGCCCGTGAAGTCGTCGTACCACTCGTACACGTCAAGGCCGGCGTCCGAGAGCAGAGAAGCTTCCGAGTTGTCGTAGTAAAGGTAGATCGTCTTGCCTTCTACAGGAAGGCTCGGAACCTTGATGATCCAGATGGAGGATGTTCCAGAGACGTAGCTCTCCCGATGCTGCTTGAGAACCGTGGACTCATCCGAGTCGACGAACCGGATGTCGCGGAAGTCGTCCTGCATCTCCGTCTCTTTGGAGACTGGTATCACGTAGTTGATGTCCGTCTCTTCCGAGGCGCCATTACCCGTGAGTGTGATCTCCTTGTATCTTTTCCATCCTGGCAGGGCCATCACGTCACTCCGCCAACCTTGCGCACCATGTCCAGGCGCCCGATGAGGTCCTTCTGATCCGCCTTCCAGTCCGCCTTCTCGATCTTACCGGCCCGGGCCAGCTGGATGAGGCCGGCTTCCACGATGAAGGGATGGTGCTCGTCGGGAATGATGGGAACCAGGGCGTAGTAGTACTTCGTGCCGTCGTCTGCAAAGATGCCCGATCCGCTCAGAGTCACCCGTTTGTTGGCGCCGTCGTAGGCCGTGCACTTGTAGATGCCCTGGAGCGTTAGGATCGTGTTGTCGCGGACATAGATGGCAAAGTCGTAGCCCACGTACACGTCATCGTCCGGCCTGGCATTCCCGCCCAGGTCGGCTTTTGTGTCGGCGTTGTAGGTGGCTTCCCCCTCGGCCAGGTCCACGATCAGCCGGCGGTATCGCTTCCTGGATGTATCCTGGATGATTCTCATTGTCCGGATAGTTGCTGTTGGTCTCCATCAGGGATCGATCCTGGACAGGTACTTCGGTACAGGATTTCATCTGATTGTCCGAGTTCTCCCGCTCCACGTCGATGATCCGGAGCGCGTCGCCAGGCACGGGCACGCTCGATCCGGTCTGGTCGGCGTACGTCTTGGTCGTGACCAGGAAGTTGTTGATCAGCGGCAGGAGCGCCTGTCCGACGAACTGCATGCCAGCGTTGCAGAGCCGTTTCAGCTGGCGCGTGTCCAGGGCACCCTCGGTATTCAGGCCCGAGAAATTGCGGATCGTGGAAAGAATCTCGTACGTATCCATCATTCAACCTGTGCTTTCGGCTGAAGCTGCTCCAGCTCTTCCTTGTAGTAATCCTTGAACTCCTTGTGCAGAGCCATGGAAAATTCCTCGACAAGCGCGGACAAGGACGTGGCGTAGAACGTCAGCACGTTTCTGAGCCTGGCGTGCAGGATGCACTGCTGGCTCTCTGAAATCTTTGGCAGCACGGCCACGTACCGGAGACGCCAGCCCTCGGTCACATTCTGTGTCGGCGTGGGCTGGAGCTCGAACCCGCCTTCAATGCCCAGGGATACCTTGGGGTGCTGCTTGTCCGGCAGCAGGTCGATGTTGGCCACGTCCCACAGTTCTGTATCGCCCACAGGGATCGCCGGATAGCCCATGTTCGTCTTGCTGATGGAATTGTCAAAATCCACCCACATCTTCAGGAACCTGCGAAAATCGGCAGGCCACTGGTAGGCCGGCTCGCCGTTCACCAGGTGTCCCCGCCAGGTGCGGATGGCGTTGACCAGGTGCCTGGGCTGCAGAATGCCCAGGAGGTGATCCTGGGCCCTGTTCAGGGAGATGTCAACCCTGAACTTGTCCTTGTCCGTGATCCGTATCTGCAGAAACCCGCAGACGTCATCGACCAGGTCGTTGTAGGCAATGCCCATTTATTTCCCTTTGCTCTTGGCCTCTTTCTTGGATTCGTCGGCCTTGGCTTTATCCGGAGGCTCGGCGGTCTTGGCCTCTACCCCATGATTCACTTGCGCCGCTTGAGGTTCCTGGGGCGGCTCATGAGGATCCTTTTTCCGATCTCCGTCGGGCTGTGGCTCGTGATCTTTCGGCGTGTTGGCGTCGGTCGTTACGATTGTGCCCAAGGGAGCCATCCCAACCGTACCCACTGGAACGGGAGCCACTGGCACCGGCACCTGGTTCGTGATGGGATTGTTCAACTCTTCCTCTGGAATCTCCTCGTCCTCTGCCGGCTGGGGAAAATCCCTGTTTTCCGTCCGCCGGATTCGCTTGGCCATCTCAGGATCAGTGTGGATCGGCTGCACGGCAGGGCCGACCTGTTTGCGACGATTCCTGGCGTCTGCCTCCTCCTGTCTCCTCCTCGCCTCGCGCTCGGCCAGAATCTCCCTGACCTTCTCCTCGTCCTTGTCCCAGTCGCCCAGCTGCTCGTAGAGACCCAGCAGCTTTTTCGCGTCCTCGTCCGACACAGGCGTCGGGCGGTCCGGGTAAAAGCGGGCCACATGCTTGACTCCGCCCATGGGCAGCTTGTACCCGAATATCTGTCCTCCGGGCGTGTCGTTCTTGAGATAAAGTTTTCGCATCGTTTGCCTCCTTACGTTTTCAGAAGAAGGCAGAGAAGCAGGGGCCTCCCTGCCTTCCGTCGGTTTGCGGTTAGGTGATCTCGCCGATCTCCTGCCAGCTGTCGGTCGCTGTCAGGACGTAGACCATGGGCGTGGCCTTGTCTATCAGAAACGATCCGACCGGCACGTCCTCACCGTCGTCATAGTTGTTGAAATGAGACGGTGTCACGGCCGTGTCCGATAGCAGGAGAGACCATCCCATGGATCGGTCTGGGGTCTCAAAGGGGATAATTCCAACGTTTCCGCTCGCGCTGGAGAAGTTGGTATCACCCTTTTCCAGGCGTTCCTTCAAGACCATCAGTTTAATATTTGCAGCCATGGTGTCCTCCTTAAAGTTTGTTCCGGATTCGCTGAGTCCGGCTCATCGGGCTGCTCGGGACCGTCTTCGTGAACTTGAGAAAGAACGTGACGGTCGTCGCTTCTGGGTTGCCCGATTGTCCGTCGTGCTTCAGACGCATCCAGATCGTGCTGTTGTAGAGGACATCGGCTGCTGCAGCCACAACGTTCACCGTGTCCGCCTGGAGCACTCCACCCGTAAGCTGTTCCAGGATTTTTCCGGATGCCTGGGTGGAAAGCTTCCATGTGGACCGGTCAGCGCTGTACTCCACGAAAACGTCCACATCATCACTGGTCTCGTTGTTGGTGTAAGCAGCGATGAAGCAGTTCTGCACATTACAGTCGCCGATGTAGATGGCCTGGGTGTAATGATTATCCGTCGCTGCTCCTGTGAACGAGATCGTCCCGGTCACGATGACCGAGGTTTCGGACTCCCTGACGTTGATCGTGTTATCGTAGGTATCCGCTGCGAAGACAGACGGTACCAGGAGAATCAGCGTCAGGAGAGCAGTCAAGATTAGTCTCATCATAACGATAGTGTCCTCCTACATAGCCGGGGCTTCGGCGTGAGCGATCAGGACGGCAGAGCCGTCGTTGATCAGGTTGTCGCCCCGAGTTCCGTCGTCTTCGTTCCAGAAATCACCCCGGGAATAACCTTCTACGGCGCGATAAGCAATACCGATTATCTCGTCGTAGTCAGCCATCCGCTTCTTGAATTCGAGCGGCTGGCCCGTAGCCTTGAACATGGCGTTGTTTCCAAGAAGGATGGCCGCGAATTTGTTATAGGTGGAGTAATTCTTGAAACTCTTGAGATTGGTAATGGTGGTCGGCCCCCACACAGGCTTGCCCCCAGACACGGACACGGGCCAGACGGCGGTGTCGGACTGGAAGATGGCAAATCCACCCCAGATGTACTTGCAGCCGACCAGGAGCGGGTTGTCCTTGGCCAGCTGGATGGCGTGGGTCTGAGCCACGGTATTGCGGAATTTCTCGTCCGCTTCCAGGGTAGAGACCATGTAGGGGTGTGCCACGATCAGCCACAGCGGATTCCCGTCCTTCATGATCAGGGGATCGGTGCGCATGACCTGTTCGTGGGCTTTCAGACCGGACAGATACTGGGTGTCGAACACGTTGGTGTCGACCATGTTGCCAATGTCTGTGCCGATCTGCGTTTCGTATCCGGCAGTGCCGGGGTAATTCGACACACCGTAGGAGACCTTTCCCTTCCCTGCGATGAACACGTGGGGATGGGAAACGGCCTTGATGTTCTGGTTGTTGCCGCTAAACCTGCTGGATTGCAGGATGTTCCAGGAATGGCTGTAATAGAACCCGTACGAAGCGCCCAGGTACTCATTGGTCTCGGCATAGTGCCGGAGAAGCTGCGGATAGGCTCTCTTGAGCAGCTGGAGTTCCTTGGTCGTCTGCTTGCTCATGATGCCCTCCTGGGGCTTCACGGCAGTCCGCACGATGTCGATGGGGACGCGAACGTGATTGAGCTTCTGCAATTCCTCGTGGCCGGCCAGCTGGTCCATACCGATGGTCGGCAGGTTTTCGAGGTTTCGCAAAAGGGGTATCTCCATCACGTCGCCCATGCGGCGTTCCAGTTCGTGCTGCATGACGATGGGGCTCTGTATGGGTTTTGGCTCGTTCCCGGGCTTGGCAATAACGGTCTTCTCCGGCGTGTTGAACTTGGCAAACTTGCCCCAGAAATGTTTCTTCAGGGCATGCCACTTCATCTGAGCGGCCAGGTAGACCGGCTTGTTTCCTGTAAAGGAACGATCGAGTACTGGCATCGGAAACTACCTCACTGTTTTGAGGAAGAAGTCTCCGACGCAGCAGGTTAAAACTGGCTATCACTCGGCTCCCTCTTCCTCTATGAAATCAATCTCGGGTTCATAAGAAGCCAGTTCCTCTTCGCTCATGTCGTGAATCTCGGCCTGAGTGAGTTTGTCCAAGGTTTTGCCGGTTCCAGCCGTTCGACCGCCTTTCTCTTGGGGCACGCGGTCGAACGGTGACCCGCCCGCCGCTGCCCGTTTGATCTTTTCCACGGTCTCTTGACGTCCGGTGACACGTTCGTTCTTGGCGAGATCATCGAAATGCAAATCCCGCCAGACCATCCGGAGCGTGTCTGCGGAGATGGAACCGTCATCCTCGTAAAACTTCTTCGGATTTGCCTCAACGAATGAGATCAACTCCTGGAATTTTTCGGATTTGTAAAATTCCTGTAATTCCTCCGGCTGATCATCCCAGGGCTTGCCTTTCTTCCCATCTTCGATCCCAACGACCTTTACAGCAAAATCGATAACAGAATCGATGGTGTCCTGTGCGGCAGCGTCCTGGCGGAGCTTCAGTTCCTCTTCCTCAGCATCCTTGATCTGCCGGTCGTAGTCCTCTTTGTCTCGGTCGTAATCCTTCTTGGCCTGTACAGCCTCGATATAACCGTCAGGATTATCGACGCGAAGCCGTTCGAGTTCTTCTTCCGACAGATTGTAATTCTTGGGCTTCTGAGGTTCTTTAAGCTCGCGAATCTCTTGGGTAAGCTTCCGAATTTTCTCCTCAGCCTGTTTGAGCGCTTTTGACTTCTCATGAAAGGCTTTCTGTGTGTCTTTGAGAGGGTCGCCTTTAGGTTGACCGTCCTCTCCGCCTTCGCCATCGATAGTTCCCTCGTGGCCGGGAGTCTCCGGATCGGGGCTTTTGCCGTCGGGTTTGGTAGTAGACTCTTCGTCTCCCGTTTTTTTGGTCGACTCATCGCCTGCCTCGCCATCCGGCTCGGCTTGGACACGCTGGATAGTTCCGTCGTCACCGACATTCAGGGAGTCCAGCGTCTCGTTGTCCAGGTCGTGCAGGTTCTTACCTTCGAGGCCTTCATCGCCAGTAGTTCCGTTTTCGGAGCCGGCGCTATTGCCATCTTTACTCATAAGGTGTTCCTCCTTTGCGAGTCCGCTACGGGATAGTTCGCATGTGTGTTCGTGCATCTCCTTTTTACCTCTCTCCCCCGGACTCGGGAGAGCCGAGGGAGAGAGAGGAGGAGATAGAGATAAAACAGACTACTTGTTAGGTGTGCTCAACACCTCCTTTCCATCGGCTGACTCCAGGGCCAGCTGTTGGTTTGCTCCTTGCATGATATTTTGAATGTCCTGATAGGCTGATAGCTTCTCCTGTTCGGCCAGCTGAATGCCCATCGCTTCTTCGATCCTGGCAATCAGCTTCTCGACTCCGTCGATGGGCGCGTTCTCCAGCCAGAACCGGGGATCCACGGCCATGGGTCCCCAGAGCTCGGCCACCATTTTCACGAGCTCCGTCTTTTCCATGAACTTCAGGGTCCTGACCATGGGATTCCGCTCCTCCGTGGACGGGAAGACGTGGTACTCGCCCACCGTGATGTCGTTGATGATCCGGTCGCCGATCTGCATGTTGATGGCAACCTCCATAGGATCGCCCGGGGCCGGATTCACGATCGGGAAAAACTTCTCTTGCGTGTAGAACTTCTGCATAAACTTGATTCTGCGGTTGATCACGTGGGCCTGGAGGCGCTTGATGTTCCGGTCCACGGGTACAAAACTCTTGGACGCTTCCATCACGCGCTGCGCGAACAGGCTGGCGTTCTCCTGGGCCGTCTGATTCAATCCCTTCAAATTCTCCGTGATCCCGTTAATCCGGTCAAAAAGCTCGTGGCTTGTATCGGATAAGCGCTCATTTGCGATGGGATGTCTCGGCGGGTCCAGGCGATTGTAAACACTGCTGATGTCCGAGCCTTCGTCCACCTCCACGATCAGCCCGGGCGCACTTCCGTGCTTCTTCACATCGCTGTAATTCAAAATCTTGCTGGGTTTCAGGATGGTCTGGGTGTTGGCCGATTTGTTGACGATGTCGGTATGGCGGTTGCGATTATCGTTGAAATCTTCCTGCGGACCCATGCAGTTCTTCATCATCCCATAATGATCGATGGTTCTCTTGCCGTAGGTGTAGGCATGGAAAAGAGCGTAGTCAAAATGACGATCCTGAATATCCGCATCTTTCTTCTGCAGGAAGAAATGCAGACCAGGAATGACGCATGAAATTGAAATCATCTCGGCCGTGTTGGTGGGCACGATATGCAGGTGAGGATTAGCCCTGATGAACACATCCCTGCGCTTTCCTTCCAGGGTGATGATCTGGGATTCGTTTAAGATGGGATCGTAGGCCACTTCTGCCGACCGGTCATACTCGCGATCGTGGAATTCTACAACGCGGTACTTGCCGTTCCGTTGGTCTGCAAATTCCTTGTGGCAGAGAAGGCCAGTTGTGAATTCGTCCTGGGCATCCCAGTACGCCGAATCTTCCCTGTCCTTGATGATCTTCTTCAGCTCCGACTTCCAGTGCGGCCACAGCGAGAAAATCTGATCCACGGTCATCCAGTTGGACCGTATCTCGTACTGGGCATCTCTCTGGAAATCTGCGATGGTTCTGGAGTCGAACATGAACTGGAACTCGTCCACGTTTGTCGTCAGGATGGAACCGTCCAGTTCGCGCTCGTTCGAATGCCGGGTGTACAGCACACCGCGCTTGATCAGGCCGGCCAGGATCGTCTTTCCCATTTCGTCCTTATATTCCGTATTGATCAGCTCGGAATCGATGGCACGCTGTAAGATGTCCGCTATCTTCGACGAACCACCATGCCGGGCATAGATTCGGTCCTTGGCCTGGTTGAGTAGGAAGTCTCCGAGAGCACGGTTGAACGTGGGGAAAATCAAGTTCCAGACGCGCGTGGGACGTCTCTGAGCCTCGTACCAGGCTATCTGGCTCGGGGTGTATTGCTCGCCTGCCAGCCATTTGTAGCCTTTCTCGTAGGCGTCAAACTCTGGTTGAAAGACATTCCATTCATTCAGGAAAACGCGGGATACGCGTCTTACGATATCATTGCGTTCGGTAAGCGAAGGTAGGGCCATATAGAAAACCCCTCTTGATTGCCTTAGTCGTCCTCCGCGCTTAGATAAGCTATATGTTGTAAAAAGTCAAGAGGGGTGGTGCATATATAGCACTTTTTTTTCAAAATGTGCACATATAGCACTTTTTTTTATTTTTGATCGTTTAAGTCGGATAAATCGGCATAATGTCGTGTCTCCTCGCGTTCTGTGGTCAACCATATCCGGCCGCATTTCAGGCATTCCCTATGGCGCCTGATCGCATAGCCATCGTAGATTCTTTTCGTTCTGATGACCCTCGACCTTTCAGAGCCACACCTGGCACACTTCATGGTGCTTATCCTTTCTGGGCCTTCTCTGTTTGCGCTTCGTAAAACGAAACGCATTTGGAAAGATAGCCCTCGATCAGAGCAACGGCCTTTTTCCGGTAACGTCGTTTTTCGAACCGCGTAAGCTTCCTTCGGGGAATCTCAACGGTGCCACTCGCGATCTTATTGTTCTTCTGATCGAAAAGACGCGCCAGCAGGAAGTATCTGCTCTTGCCGGCGCCCGAGAATTTATCCAGGTAAATGATGCGTTCTTTAATTTTCATACCGGTACCTCCATTCTTCTTCGTCTACAAAGAAGGGATAATTTTTATAGGCATCCTTTCGCTCCCAATAGATAATCAAAGAAAGGTTTAACGTCCTAAAAATAAGTAAACGCACAAAATCCTGGTCGTATGTGAGTAAGTGCGCCTCTAACAGACATAGTCTACGCGTCCAACCAATATCCACAAGTAATCGGCCTATCCAGACCGCCATTGAGCGTCGAGCGAAATCCACTAACATTTTTTCTCCAGTCGTTCAATCCTCACGCTGACCATGCCCTCTTTCTTCATCCGGGCCAGCTTGTCCCTGGCCTCCTGTTCACTGCAACGCTCTGCGGTCGATCGGTCGTCCGTCCATCCGCATCCATTCCAGTATTTCTTGTTTCCGTCAAAAGTGCCAGCGATTAAAAACTTAGGCATAATGCACTCCTATCGATTATTACCCCTTCCTCCGCCAGATAAAATCCGATACACTCTCCGGGGCCACGCCGTCCACGCCCAGCTGCTCCACGACCACCGATCGCAACGCCGACGTCAGACCGTCCGGATAAATCCGGAGCACGTGATGGCCCTCCAGCACGTCCAGGTCGACCTGGCACTCACGCCAGATATTCACCTTCTGTCCGGCCACGTAGGGCTGCTCGTCCCACTTCCAAATCTTCCGGCGCATACCCAATTCCAGCACCAGCATGCACGGCGCTCCGGTCTCCGACCCGATGATCCGGATGCTGTACGTGCCCGTAGGCATGGCAAGAGGAATTTCCAGCCGGCCCTTATCCTGGAGGTCCCACCCCTGCTTGGAGATCAGCCGAACCGTCTGCTCCTCATCGGACACCAGGTTCGGCCCCTTGCAGAATCCCTGCATCCTGGCGTGATCCCATGTCACCTTGCCGAACACTGGCGGGATGGGCTCGCTTCGGAACACCACGACCAGGGAGTCGGATGAGGCCGTGTTCCCCGATGCGTCCTCTACCGTGATCCATGTGACGAACGAATCGGGCAGCTCGGATTTGTAGATGTCCACAGAGAATGCGTTGAGCTGCCCTGCAGCCATCTCCTGGACGTTCACCCCCTTCTGGCGCATCAGCACGCTGTCTACCCACACGTTGAAGATTAGCAGCTGCTCAGGCTGGCCGTCCTGGTCCAGGCCTGTGTGATACCATAACACCTCAATGAGATTGGTGTTACCAGGAAGGATTGTCTTGGGCTGGGCCAAGCAGGACACATTCAGCAAGATTGTTAAAACCGTGATTGTTAAGCGTTTCATTTCGACCTCCTTGCACGTGATAACCAAATCTTTATCCGCCTGGGAAGAAACACAGTAACCCTTGCAGTAAAAAATAATACAAACACCTCGGCAGTCACCTCTCCATATCCGCTTCGGCAAACAGTGAACCCCCCAGCTATTCCCTCAAAATTTGCTCGAAACTCTACGACAAATTTGCTCTGACAGTATATTCCAAAGGTCCTAAATAAGCCGTCCTCGCTTTTATATTTTTCGATGTGGATCATGTGTCTTTCTCCTCCTTTTCAACCAAACGAACCATTGCCAGTGGGTAAATTTCGATGACTTCACCCTTTCTGGGCCCATCGGCAAACTTAACCTCTCTCCACCCGTACCACCTTCGATTTTCCTTATTACGGCAATATCCCCTTGTAATTGCAATTGCCCCATTTTTACTGCCATCACCTGACTTAGCCTTGATTCTAATATATTTCCCTCTTGGAACGAGCGTCAAGGGCACATAGGGCTGATCTGTGTTAAGTGGAAATGTCATCTCGCCTCCTTAAAAACCTCCTTTTTTACCTGCTTTTTTTGATCGAAAAACCCACTTTACCTGCTTTTTTCAAGCAAAGCCCGCCCCTTTTCCTCTTGGCGGCACTGTTTCCCGGCCCCCATAGCCGTAATCGTCTCTCCCTTCTTCTGCAAGTGGAGGAAGCGGACGCCACCGGCACTCCACCACGCAGCCATAGCGTACCAGATCGGGAAAGTCCTTGCCGATCTCCCGAACCTTTCGGGCAAGGTCTTTCTTTTCTGCCAGTTTTCCCGTGGGCTCCGGCTCGTATGAGTAGTTCCTCATGCCCCAGTCCACGTTATGGCAGATGTGATCGACAAGAAAAGGATAGTCTCCGTCCTTAGTGGGTTTGAGCCATTCCTTGACAACCGCGTGACCCGTGGCCAGGTCGTCGATGGCATCGACGATGAACGATCGGGGCCGTTTCTGCCTTCGAAATTCCTTCTCATACTCCTCGTAGATCATCAGCCCTGACACGCTGTTGGGCTTCTTCCCGAAGTTTGGATCGATGATCGCCTGAATCCGGTCTTTCGGTATCTTCAATCCTTCTTCAATTTCGATCCAGAACCGGACAAAATCTTCCAGCACGTAAGGATCGGAGCTCTTGATGTCCTTGAACATCCTGCCCTGGTAGGCCGAGTCGTAGATCGACGGCCACTCCCTGATCACCCGCTTCCTGTTCCAGCGATCGATGCGTATCCAGATCGCAGCCGGCGGTCTTCTGTCGTGAGGATCCAGGACGAACTGGTACACGTACTGCCTGGTATCGTGGGGATGTATCAGCTTGACGAAATGCCTTTTCGAGCCGTATGTCTTGTAGACCAGGCCGGAGAGATACTGGAACTTTCCGTTCTCCCTGGCCTCCCGTTCGTCAGGATCGAAGTTCTTAACCATGAATGTTATATCCGACTTGTGCAGACATCCCTTGGGATGCACGCCGAACCTGCCCAGGTCCCACTGGCCCGACGTCTCGATGCAGTTCTCCCACACCGACACGGTCTGATGGTACTTGTCCTTATCCTCGGACATGCGATCGATGATATCATCCACGAACCAGGCTGCAGAGAACAGGGGCGTGGCCGGTATGATGATGATACCGCCCTTTCTCAGTCGGGAAATGGCAGCTCTGAACATGGCCTGGGGCGGAGGCTCGTCGAAGATCACGATGGACACGTTGGCCGTCTCGAACGTCTTGACGTCCTGGTCCACGGTCTTGAACGACAGGCGCCAGTCCGTGCCCTTGAAAAAGACCTCGGACACGTACGTCTTGCCGTCTTTCGAGTAATTCATCGACCTGGCGGGAATCCAGTTCAGAAACTCTTTCCAGATCTCCTTGAGCGAGTCCTTGTTAGACACGTACCAGATGTTGTGCGGCCAGTCGCGGGGGAAGGACTTGTACAGAGGACAATCGAAAAAACCGGAGAAAACTTCCCCGGTCTGAACGTCGCGGATGTTGTTGAAGATGTTGACGGGCCCGTACACGATGTTGGCGATCATGTTGATCGTGGCCGTCGTCTTGCCTGTGCCGTTGCCCGAGGTCATCAGGAAAATCCGCGTGTCCGGTACATGGATACCCACCGCACGGATGAAGTCAGCCTGTGGACGGTTGGGAAGGAAGAAAGCGAAAGGCTCCTTGCGCATCCGTAAAAGGAGCCGGTACTTATCCTGCAGGTTGAGTTGTGCAAGCTTAGGTACGAACAACGACCTCGTCTCCTATTAAGTCGTCCTCGCCTTCATACCAATCAATGCCCATGAAGTCGAAAGCATCCCAAAACTCCTCAAGGTTTTGATGTAGATACAGGATATCGTTATGGGCATCTCTCGGCTCAAGCACAAATGAGATATCGTGTCTCCAGGCGTACCTAATAATCATTCATCACCCTCGATCCCGAGCTCTTTCCGCATCTCTTCCGGAGATTTGGGCGTCTCCCCTTCGGCGCCGCTGCTTTCTCCCTTCCACATGTTGAAATACTGGCCCAGCTTGTCCAGGGCGCCCAGCTTATCGTACAGCCTGAACTCCACGCCGTACTGTGTCTCTCTCACGGTCTGAACAGCTGCGAAAATCTTACGCTTGATCTTGGGTGGAATGTGCTCGAAATCCTTCATTTTCACGCCGGCTAAAAACACCGTGGCCACACGTTCATTCTTGCCTTTTCCCCGGGTCCAGTGCACTTCCCGATCAATCGGATCGATGTAATCCAGGATGTTCGAGAAGCCGATGGCGCTAAGTTCTTGGACTATATCATCTTGCTCGATCTTGTTGCGCTTTGCGATCTGTTCTGCGAGGAAATCGACTCGTAATCGAACGTTAACAAACGTTAACAGACGACATCCTTGTTCCTTGGCTGTCCTCTCGGAGTATCCCGCCCTGATCGCTGCCTGGGCCTGGTTCCAATCCTTGAGGTATTCCTGGCAGAATGCCTCTCTTTTCCCCGTTTTGAGCGGCTGGCTCCCGGGTGCTGCCGTGTCATTTGATGTTTTATCCATGGGTAGACCTTGTTTTTAAAAACAATCTCCGGCTTTTCATAATTTCACGATACCTTTCTTTGTCAATAACAACCAATTTTACGCTTGGATAATATTTTTTCATTCTGGCAAGTTTTGTTTTGCTTTTAGCATCCATGTACCCCTTAACTTCGTGGTATTCTACGCCATCGTTCTTGGTGTATATTTTAAAATCCGGCGTATAGCTTCTCACGCCTCTCTTGATTTCCAAAAACCAAAACGTGTCGGCTTCGTATTCCCAGTCCAATATTTCGTTATGTCTTTTTAGGAAATCGAGGTACCAGGCATAATTATATTCCCATTTACTTCTCATAAAATATCTTTTTTCTCCATTTTCCCACCAACCAGACCAACCCCTTGAATAGATGTTTATTTTGTTTATTTTCCCAGAATGCACATTTAAAAACATGGCGTCAGAACACTTTTGTCTATGTTCATCACTGTTCACAACTGCGCCTGGATCACTCCACATCCTTTTGGCTTTTTTCGAAATCTCCATTTTTGCCTTATCTGCATGTTGATGACCCAAGAACCCTCTTGGATGCCCCAGCCTTTTTATGCTTTCCCTTTTTCCGATGGACATTTTTCTTAGTGTTTCTGGCGTTTTGTTAAATATGTGTGGAAGGCGGCCAGCAGCAATGTATTCTTTCATCAGCTTTGAATGTTCTGGCCTTTTTCTTCCTTTCAGTTTCAAACCGGCCCGCTTCCTCGCCTCTTCGTAAAATTCAGAATGTCGATTCAGCTTTATGCCCATTCGGGAAGCCTTCATTCTTACCTGACCTTCCCGCTTTCCCAATCTTTCAGCACACCACATTTTCCCTTTTTCTGAATAATGTTTTTTTAAAAATCTTATCTCATTTTCGGTCCATGCCATGCTCTCTCCCCTCTACCACACTGCTCTAAGCAGCATGCCGCCACTGCTTTCTTCCAGGCCTTACCATCGGTTGTCAGGTACCGCCTTGGTCGGCCCTTCCGATCGACTCCGTTGCGGTAGAGATGGTTCACAGACCTCGGTTTCCCCGGAATGTTGATTTTTATCATGATCTCTCCTTCCCTTGCTTTAATCCACGCTCTTTATTTTCATTTCCTTAACTGCCCGTTTCTGATCCTCGGTGATCGGAGGAGGGTTGTATCGCTTTTCGCATTTACCACACCGTAACTCGTTTTTGCCCGTTGGTGCTGATCCGATATATTGCTGAAAGTGGTGGATCGGGCCACCACATTCACACTTGATCGATCCCCCTGCAAAAACATCCACTTTGACCCATCGTTCCGTGAGATCGGGTTTATCAGTGATTTCCGTTACTCCTAATGCTTCAACGACCCAATTCAGTATCGCCCTATAATCCGATTTATACCTTTTCCCCGTTGCTTCTTTGTAGTTTGAAAGCTTCTCGATCATTCGCTGAGTTTGATCGGGACCGTATTTGTCAATGAGTTTTTGGTGTTCTTCTTCGGTCATGTTGACTGAAGGAGCATAGTTCTTTTTTGTGGGTTTTTTATTCTTAGAATGTGAATCCGGCGATTTATCGCCGGTGTTTTTTTCTTTTTTACTTTCCTTTACTTTACTTTCCTTTACTTTACTTTCCTTTGTGGTGTTATCGTCGCCTTTAATCCGGTTAAAGGTGACTTTAATGGGGTTAATGACGTCTTTAATTGAGTTTTTATCGACGCAAACAAATTTTTGATCCAATTCGACATGACTTCTCTTTGAACATCCCCGCAAATATCTCTTCTGGATTCCTG